TTCGTGGGGGGTACCCGCCAAATGACTTGTCGCCATAACGTTATCTAAACCGCCTCTGTATTTTTTGAGCTTTACAAAAAGGGTAAAGTTTAAAAAGCTTCAGCATGAACTTAACGTGGCTAAAGGCTTGACGGAGTTTAAAAAGCTTCAGCATGAACTTAACGTGGCTAAAGGCTTGACGGAGTTTAAAGTGTATGGTACATTGGGGGGAGTTATGGTAGTGGTGGAGACAAAATCATTTCACTCTCTTTTTCTCTCTCACAAACTAAACCAAGCAAACGACAACACACTGCTGCCATAACGGATGCATGAAAGAGATTAATAAAAAAATAGATAAGGACGTTATGGCTCGTGTAAAAAAGAAATTTAAGGATGTGGATAAGGATAATCCACCGGTGGAGTTGGTAGCGGATCGGAATAACCCGGTACAAATACCGGAGCATTATGCGTATACGATGGCCCAAATTGCTTTTTTAGAGGAGTATAAGAAGACGTTGGACCCGGACAAGGCGGCGAAAGCAGCTGGGGTTGATAAGCGAGTGGCGGCGACGTGGTTAAAAAAGCCGCATATTGAAGAGGTTGTGGTGAGTGTTCACAAGACGTATGTGAAGGCGGTAATGTTGGATGCAAAAATTGCGGCGGGGCAGTTTGAGGAGGTGTTGCAGTCGTTGATGCAGCGATTTGAGGAGGGGGACTCTCGGGTGTCGGGGGCGTTGGCAAGTATGGTTAGTAATAAAATGAAGTTTACAGGTCATGGTGGTATGGAGGATACTGGTAGTAAGACTCAGATAAACATAAACATTGATTTAGGATCGGTTAAGCAAGAAAAAGGAGAAGTTATAGATGTCTAAGATTCAGGTTATTTGTATTGGTTGTGCGACAGCGAATGGCGGCGTGTTGAATAAGGGGTTTGTTAATCCGAATTTGTTTTTGAGGGAGTGCGATGTTTGTGGTGAGCCGAGGCCTGTGTCGGCTATTTTGGCGTGGGAGAATTTAAACCCGCATGATAAGGAAGCGTATCAAGCCAAGGTTGCCGCGCCAAAGCGTACACGGGCTAAAAAAACGGATGATTCTGAAATTGTTTAATTGGTTTAAGAAAAATAAGAAACATGAGCCCTTGGGGACGGATGCTGTGGTTGAGTTTGTGGTGGATGGGGGCTACTCAGTACGCGCGCAACTAAACACGTTTAGCTGTGTGTGGCACGTAACGGTGTATATGTACGATACGGTGGTTGCAAAGGAGGAAATAGACGCAAGCCCAGAGAGGCGGACGTTTGCGTTTTTAGAAGAGACTTACGATAGGGACCTTTTGGAAAAGTTAGTAAGAAAAAAGGCGTGGTTAAAAGCCGCTCGGGTTCCCGAAGGTTTGTGGAACAGGGCGGTATCGGCTAGTGATGACTTTTTAGTTCTGAGGGCGGTGGGCGACTGCCAAAGTCTAAAGTATCGCATTTACCCCAGAACGGCCAAGGGCGACATAAACCCGGTGCTTAAATTTAAAGAGTTTTACGTCAGTTGGGGGTGCATACGAGGCCCTAAAGATTTTCCGCCAGAAAAAATAAATGAGAAATGGGAAGAGTGGCCATACCCGAATGAGTGTGAAGTTTGAATTAAATTATAAGGCATCCCCAACGCTTTCGAAGTTTCATAACTCGGATGCGTTTTTTCGGGGGGTGAAAGGGCCGATTGGCTCGGGTAAGTCGGTGGGTATGTGTTTTGAGTTGTTTGTGGTTATGAAGACCCAAGAAAAATCAAAAGACGGGATTCGTCGGACGCGGCATATCGTGGTTAGGAATACGGCACCGGAGCTTGAGACGACGACGTTAAAGACTTGGCTGGACTGGTTCCCGGAAGAAGTGTTTGGTAAGGTAAACCGAAAACCGCCGATTTCGCATCATATTAAGATTGACGATGTGGAAGCGGAGGTTATTTTTTTAGCGTTAGACCGCCCGGAAGACGTTAAGAAATTATTGTCGTTGGAAGCGACAATGATATGGTTTAATGAGGCGCGTTATATTTTGAAAGAGATTTTAGACGCAGCTACGGGGCGGGTAGGTCGGTATCCGTCGCACAGAGAGAAGCCCGAAGGTTTTGAGGGGCAATGGCCGACTCGGTTTGGCGTTATAGCGGACACTAACCCGCCCGATGATTCTAGCTGGTGGTACAACATGGCGGAGGTTAAACAGCCGGACGGGTGGGTGTTTTTCGATCAACCGTCTGGGCTCAGTGAAAGCGCGGAGAATGTGGAAAATTTACCGCCTAATTACTACACGAATATGATGGCGGCTAAGCCACAAGAATGGATTGATGTGTACGTGCATGGGGATTATGGGTTTATACAGGAAGGCAAACCGGTATATGGCGAAAACTACATAGACAACACGCACTCTAGCTCGGATGTGAAGTATGATCCGGTATTGCCAGTAATTGTGGGTGTGGACTTTGGACTCACCCCGTCGGCGGTAATTACGCAACGAGACCCCTTTGGCCGTTGGCGAGTAGTTGATGAATTTCTAACGCCCGATGGCGAGACGTGGCCGCTCCAAGACTTTGCTAGAAATCTTAATAAGTATTTAACGAAAGAGTATAGCCAAGCGAATATTGAGTTATGGGGCGATCCGTCTGGTGGATTTAGAGATCAGCAAGGGATTACTGCGTTTGATCTGTTTAAAAAAGAACAGTTGTTTGTGCGCCCAGCACCATCCAATAAGTTTGAAGTCCGACGAGAAGCGGTATTGTCGCCGTTGTTGCGGTCGAGCAATGGCTTACCGGGGGTTGTAATAAGCCGACAGAAAGCTCCCATGGTGCGTCGGGGCTTTAACGGCGGGTATCACTATAAGCGATTGAACGTTGGCGGCGAGGCAAAGTACAAATTGGAGCCGGAGAAAAATCGGTTTAGCCACCCACATGATGCGTTGCAGTATGCGTTATTGGGCGGGGGCGAGCATAAAACAATGTTAGGTCGAAACGAGAAAATGCAAAAGCCGACGGTACTTCCGAAATTTAAAATATTTTAGTATACTATGGGCATGAAAAAGATTAGATGGTATGTGGTGTTTAGGAGAATACCCCCAACTAAACACCCAACTATGCGGCTTTTAAAAAAAGTGTTAGACCGAAATATCCAACACGTGTTTGCTTTACGAACAATTAGCCCGCACACGGTAGCCGTTGATTACACGGGGTTTAATATAAACACGAAACTATACGAGAATCAAACGGCCGAGGAAGTTTTAGCTGGGCATTTTGACCGCTCGAAGTATTTAGTTGTTGAATATGAAACGATCGAACGAGACTGTCGATCGGGGTTTCATATTGGAAATATAATACCGGGATGTGTTAGTATAGTTAAAATGGCACTAGGAATAACTAATTATGCGTTTACGCCGTACAGTTTGTACCGGTGGTTGGTGTTAAATGGCGGCAAGATATGTTTGGCAAATAAACAACATGGAGGTAAACTATGGGTGGCGGCAGTCCCAAATACGACGACTCAGTACAGCGTAAACAGTTAGAGATGCAACAAGAACAGTTGTTAGAGCAAGAAGAAGAAAGTCGAGCGCAACGCGAGCAGATTTCTCTGGAAAATACTACGGCTTTGTTGGCTTTAAGGCGCGGAACCGTGGGGCGACGGTCGCTTCTGTCCACGTCTGAGCGGGGTGTTGTGTGAGCGTTAAAGAAAAATTTTTAGCGACGTTCAAAACACTAGAGTCTCGCAAGCAACAATGGGACTCGACGTATGAAGAAGTGTACGAGTATTGTATGCCACAGCGGAATTTATTTAGCGAGACTACGCATGGCGAAAAGAGAGATAACGCTCAAGTTGTTTTTGATTCAACCGCAGTAAACGGTACTCAAAAATTTGTATCTAATATTCAAAACGTGCTAGTCCCGCCCATGAAAAAATGGGCTCGGTTAAAGACCGGTATGTTTTTAAAAGGCGAGAACGGACAAGAAGACGCCCAAACACTTAAAGAGCTAGAAACCATGGAGGAAAGGCTGTTTGAGTGCATTCATGCGTCGGCGTTTGACCAAGCAGTGTCCGAAGCGTTGTATGACGTTGCGGCTGGAACCGGAGCTTTACTTATCCGCCCGGGGACAATTAGGCAGCCGCTATTGGTTGAAGCAGTCCCGATTGCCAAATTATACATAGCAACAGGGGCCGATAACACGGTAGATACGGTGTTTCGGAAAATGAAAGTGCAATACCGAAACATTATGAGCACGTGGCCCGATGCAAAAATACCCAAAGAAATGCAAGACGCCTACGCAGAAAAACCCATGGACGAGTGCGAGCTGATAGAGGGCATGTATCCCGAAGAAATCACGGCAACCTATATAATCGACGGAGTGCAAAAAACTGAGAAGGTTATGGGGTTTAAGTATTGTATTTTGGCGACCAAAGGCAAGCACTTACTTGTAGAGCGCGAAGAAGACTTTTTACCTTGGGTGGTTTTTCGATGGTCCGTGGTTGCCGGCGAGTGGTATGGCCGCGGCCCGTTGTTGTATGCGCTACCGGATATTAAAACGCTTAACAAGTCGATACAATTTGACTTAACCGCAGCAGCAATGACTGGGCAGCCGCCGTTGCTTGTTGGCGATGATGGCGTTATGAGTTTAGAGAACATGAAACTGGAACCGGGTATTGCAATACCGGTGTACTGGGATATGGCGGGGCCAAAAATTCAATACTTAAACCCACCTCCGTATTCTAATTTACAACGGATTATTGTGGAAGACTTGCGGAAAAACATTAACGAGATGCTATTTACCGACCCGCTAGGCCCGATTGACGCACCTGTGAAGACCGCTACAGAGCAAACGATTCGCCAGCAGGAGTACGCCAATCGATCGGGCTCCTCGTTTGGGCGGCTGTTTAGAGAGCTTGTGGCAAAAACAGTTGACGTGTCGTTAAAATGTTTAGAAAAAGTAAGCGACCCAGAGGGTAACCCGCTTGTGTCGCTTGGGCAGTTTCGGGTAAATGGGCTCGAGATTGACGTTCAAAGTCTGTCCCCGTTGGCCACGTTGCAAGAGGAAGAAGAAATACTTAATCTAATGCGCTATTCGCGGCACATGATGGAGATTAAAGGGCCTGAAATGCTAGAGACGGTGTTAAACACAGCAGAATACGCCCGTAAAATCGCTACACATTTGAGTTTACCGGCGGGACTTGTACCCACGGAAGAACAATCCGCCCAAATTCAACAGAACATTATTGGCATGGCGCAGCAACAGCTAGGTCAACAAACGCCAGAGGCAGCGCAATGATACAAATACCGTTTAGCGACGAGGAAAAACTAGTGTTAATTCGGCTACTTAGAACCCCGGACGGGCAACAAGCGTTGAAAATTTTGGAAAATAACACAATTGGGAAACCAGTTATTCAGATGGTGCACCCCGATAGTGGCAATACTTTAATGGCAGCAGCACAACGAGAAGGACAAAACAGTGTAGTACGACAACTTAAACGACTTTTAGAGCAAGTGAAAAATAAAGCTAAGGAGGCTAATTAATGTCATTACTTCAGACCCCAACAGAAACAGCAGAAGCAGTAGAAACAGAAAACGCGCAAGCAGAAAGTGTAGAAGCTATTAGTGCGGAGGCGGAAACAGCGGATTTATTGGGGGGTAAGTATAAAACAGCTGGCGATCTAGCGGCTGCTTATAGCGAACAAAGTAAGTACATTGGGGAGTTGCGTAAGAACGTTAAAGAGATGGAGTCCAAATACGCCGCGCCAGAAAATTACGATTTTAATTTTGAAGAGGGCGGGCAGTTAGAGAAGTACAAAGAGTTAAGCGAAACTTTAGACTTGCCGTATCTTGCAGAGGTTTTCAAGAAAAATGGATTAAATAAAGAGCAAGCCGAAGGGGTGCTGGGAAGCTATTTAGAGTCAATAGAAGCGGCGAAAGCTAACCCCGAAGACGAGCTGTTAAAACTTGGGCATCGAAAAGAGCAAGTGCTTGGTGAGCTTAATAACTATAAGAGTGGCCTAAGCGAAGAAGACCAGAAAATATTGGATAGCATAGCGGTGAGTGGAGAGGCATTGGATTTTTTACACCGAAATCTAGTTAAACAGAATTTAACTATTCCATCAGGCAACGCAGCCGCAGCCCCAAAACAATCGGCTGACGAGCTTTTAGTAGAAGCTAGAAAGTATCATAAAGAAAATGCACATTTGTTTGAGGCGTACCCAGACAAGCAAAAAGAGTATTTAGGTAAGATGCGAAATTACTTTGTTGCGAATGGAGCAAAACTTGACAATTAAAAAAAAGTAAGTTATAATATTTGTAGTTTTTTTATGGCAACCTTTTTACGAAGCCCATAAAAGCTAAAGTTGACCCAAACTTTAAATGGCAGATGAGGCCCGCTAAGTGGCGATAACCCAATTCGACTGTTGTACTAGTTGTTAAGAATTGAGGATAAATCATGTCATATAATATTTTAAACACAGTCCAATTCAAAACATTTGAAGCGGATGTTCATCACGAATTTATTGAAAATGGTGGGAAATTAAGAGATACTGTACGGGTTAAAACTACAGGCGGAGAGTCGCATCAGTTTACAAAATACGGAGCGATGCGAATGACCGAGCACGCTGTTGCTACGGAAGTTTTAGTTAGTAACCCTCCGGTCACTAAAGTAACAATCACAATCAAACGATACGCAGGTCGTGTTCAGTGTGATGATTTTCTAAAAAGCGAAGTTCCCTACGATGCGCTTTCGGAGTTAAAACCGGCAATTACCGGAGCTTGTCGCCGAAAAGAAGACCAGATTATCATTGACGCTTTGGTTGCGTCTTCTCCGTCAAAAACTGTTGCTAAAAACATATCTGGTAGTAATGATAACTTAAACGTTGCAATGATTGCTCAATCAGCACTATTGCTTGACGAGGACGGGGCTGACGAGGATTCTCGCTACATTGTCGCAGGAGTGCGAGGTAAGCACCACTTAACTCAAGAAACTGACGTGAAAACGATTGATACGAGCGCGGTCAAAACTTTGGTTAACGGCAGTATCGCCAGCTTTTACGGGTTTGATTTTAAATTTATCGGGAATAACGGAGAGGAAGGCGGGCTGCCTTTGGCTACTAATGACCGAACAAACTTTGCGTATGCTAAAAGCGCGGTAGGTTATGTAATGAACCGAGACTTTACAATGCGCGTAGAATATAATGCAAATATTATATCTGACGAGATTGTTATGTATTTTTCGGCGGAAGCTGGCGTTATCGATCAGTTAGGTGTCGTTAAGATTACTACTGACGAGTCATAAGGAGGACAGGTAAATGGCATTTGATATTAATTCATTTAAAGCAATAACTCAATACGGACAGGAGACTCCCGATTTGTTTATTTACAGCTCGCCCGATGCGTTGTCTGTAATTCGAGCAGCCGGGTATTTTAATGATCGGTCCGTAAACTTGAAAGTGAACGACATAATTCTTGTTGTGTCTTCAACTGGCGGAACCCCGGTTCACAGTTTTAATGTTGTTAACAGCAACACTGGCGGCGTCGTTGACGTAACCAATGGGCTTGTTATCACAGCTACTGACTCAGACTAGAGCTTATGACGCTTACAAAAGTTAGCTTGTGCACCGCTGCGTTACTCTTAATTGG